TGAATATTATTTAAAAAAAAATATTCTTGTTTAATAAGAAATAAATAATGGGGTCTGCCGCTGTATTTCAAATAGCTGCCTACGGAGCTCAAGATGTTTATTTAACAGGAGATCCACAAATTTCATTTTTTAAATCTGTTTTCAAAAGACACACTAATTTTGCATTAGAACAAATTGAAATACCTATTACTGGTAATATATATCCAGGTTCTAAAGTATCTGTAACTATTAGCCGATATGGTGATCTTCTTAATGGCCTATGGGCTCAAATTGATATGAGTAAATTAATTCCAATGCAAACTAATTTATACGCCTACGCTTCAAGTATAACAAATAACCTTTTTGATCAATTAGAAATTGAAATAGGTGGACAAGTGATTGATCGTCAGTATGGTCAATGGCTTACTATTTGGCAATGGCTTACCGATAAAAATATGTACTCTAATTCAGGAGATCCCACCGTTAAAGGATGGGTGGTCCCACCTGTTTTTAGAGATCTTTCCTTTACTAAATACAATACACTTGGTTTTACCGATAGACCTGGTGAAATTGGAATAAGCGATACATACCAAAATTCAACTACAAGAACTATTTTTACGACATATAATTATAGTAGAGGAATGTTTAATGATTGGGCGGTTCTAGATGCTGCTTTTCCTGGACAGGTTCCCTATTTTGATTCTATAGGAACCGTACTTGCTCCCAATCAAATATATATACCTATGCGTTTTTGGTTTTGCAATCATCCAGGTTTGGCCCTTCCCCTTATTGCGTTACAGTATCATGAAGTTAAATTGAATATTACTTTTGCTCCTAAAAAAGCGTATGTTATACCCACTGAAGGAACTGCGGTTGACGATATTACCATTGATTTATCAAGTATTAGGATTTTTGGGGACTATGTGTATCTGGATTCTACCGAACGTAAAAAATTTGCACAGGAGGCTCATGAATACCTGATTGACCAGGTACAACTCCAAGAGGTTGATACCGCTAATGCAAGTAGAGTGGAATTAAATTTTAATCACCCAGTTAAAGAAATTATCTTCACGGGAAAAGTAAAAGAGGCCACTAATGTAACAGGACTTTTCGCTACATTTCCATACTACTATTCTAAAGTTGGTGGTTTTGGTGTATTTCCAGACACAATTCCACTTACATTTGGGCCTGCTAGTATATTTCCATTAATAATAACGAACGACAATAAATATGGAATTGGTTGGACTGATATGACTATGAAACTAGTACTTAATCAAAATGACTTGTTCTCTGCAAAAAATTTAAAATACTTCACCCGCAAACAAATTATGGAATTCCATCCAGAGGGATCTGCCGGACCCATGAGTGATGATATAGGTGTCCACTCATTTTCATTAAACCCGTTTGATTGCCAACCATCAGGATCTTGTAACTTCTCAAGAATAGATAGAGCACTTATGATACTAGAATCAAGAAAACCAACAGAAACACTTAGTCCAATGAGTATATATGCCGTTAATTATAATATACTCCGAATTATGGGCGGTATGGGAGGTTTGGCCTATTCAAATTAATTAAACAAGAATAGAATATTATTTAAAAAAAAATATTCTTGTTTAATAAGAAATAAAGAATGGGAGGGGGTGCACTTATACAATTAATTGCTTTAGGAAATCAAAATATTATTATATCAGGTAATCCACAAATAACCTACTTTAAAAGTATTTACAGGAGATATACTAATTTTGCTATGGAATCCATACAACAAGATATTACTGGTAATTTAATTCCTGGTAACCGTGTTTCTGTAAATATTGCACGTAACGGAGATTTACTCAAAGGTCTGTGTTTACACTACAATCCAAGTAAAATAGTACCTATCCAATCTGCTATAAATATGGTAGCTACTCATCTCGGTGACTCACTCATGGAATTATTTGAAATTGAAATTGGTGGACAGGTTATTGATAGACATTACTCTCTCTGGATGAGTGTATGGGAACACCTCAATAGTCGTCCATATCAAACATGTTATCAATTTTGGGCTGACCAGAACAATGGTACAGAGGCTCCTATTTACACGCATTACTATAAGACTGGGTATAACCACTTAGCATTTAACGCGATTCAGGCTATTATTGCTGGTCAACTTGGTATTCCTTATGAATTTCAAGGGCCTGCTGGAACTTCAAACGCACCTACCGAAGCATACGTGCCACTAAAATTTTGGTTTTGTAATAACCCAGGTTTGGCTCTTCCCCTTATTGCATTGCAGTACCATGAAGTTAAATTAAATATTCAATTAGCATCTAAAGAAGCTCTAGTAAGCACCTATGCTGCTAATTATGATTATTCGTTAATAAATGTAGATTTAACGTCAATGAAAATATTTGCAGATTATATCTACCTAGACTCCGCCGAACGTAAAAAATTTGCACAGGATTCTCATGAATATCTTATTACCCAGCTTCAAAGACAAGAGTATGACGATAATATTGTAAGTAATAATACAGTTACTATAGATCTAAATCTTAAACATCCAGTTAAAGAGATAATTTTTTGTGGAAAAGCCACTAACACCGCATTGCGTTATGTTCCAGGAGTAACCGGTTTATATTCACAAGTATCATTTGGACCTGCCTCTCCTAATGGTATAGTTTTTAGACCATCAAGTACAAGTCCAGTATATCCGTATCTTGGAGAGTCCATTGGAGATTGGATTGCTGGAGACGTAACACCAGTTAAGATGAATTTATCATTTAACCAACTTCCAAGATTTAGTCCAAGAAATATAAAATACTTCACCAGAGCACAAATATGGGAACATCACACTAATATGGGGTCACTACTAAACCAAGACTGTATTGGTGTTTACTCGTTTGCACTTCGTCCAGAGGAGTATCAACCATCTGGAACTGCTAATTTTAGTCGTATTACAAACCCTAGAATGGTTTTTACTGATTTTGACAATACAGTAGGGGAGAGGTTAAATCCACTTAGTATATTTGCCGTTAATTACAATGTACTCCGAATTATGAGTGGAATGGGGTCGGTTGTTTTTGCGAATTAATTTATTATTTTTTCAAATAATAACGATAATAACAAAATATATTTAATATAAGTGTTACTATTATTATCTTCATATTACTATTCATCCAATCTATTGTATTTTGTTTAATATCGTCAATGTATACTTTTGGTTTATAAACTTTATTTACGTCTAAAAAATATTTTAACCTAGTTTCTCTAGAGATTGGACCAGTGTTATCATCTACCCCTAGTATTTTATTCTCTACAATGGTAAAAAAACATCTTTTGAATATAAAAAACTGTGTTATAAATATAAATATAAATATATTTAATATCATTAATTTATTCATATCACATTTAAAATTTAGTAGTAACAACCCTAACATACCCATTATTCCTAAATGTATAAAATCCAATAAACAATAAACCATTTTTATGAAAAAAGAGTTATCTAAAAATTTTACGTATATTTCATAGTGCATCAATTCCATAAATAGTAGTATTACAATAAACCAAGATTTTACTTTGGTCTTATTGAATAATACAATTAAAATACTAATAATTAATACTAGTATCTCTGGAATAAATTTTGTAATATCTTTAAAATTAAATTTAATTACTGGTAAGTCAGTAATACCTTTAGTTAGCAGTATAGTATTCATATTACCTAACGAATAAATAACACACTGATCTTTAATATCACCATTGGAAAATAATATAGTATCATCTAAAACTAAATTAGGACTACCGGCATTACATTTTAAATTAGCATGTATTTGTTCATTTTCTTTATTATTTGACCAAAAATCTACTATTAATTTTACAGTTCCTATATAAACACCACTGTTTAAAGTATTATCTACACATCTCCCAAACAATTTATCTTGGTAGTATTTATATAAAACATTAGTGGGCTTTTTTTGTTTTAAAAAAACGAGTTTACCTGCAAAAGATAAATTATATTTATCTAAAATAATAGTAGATTCACAAAGTACCACTGAATTAAGAGAATCTACAAAAAGAACTACGTCGTCTGATTTTAGTGTATTGCAAAAATCAATTACATTTTTTATTTTATTATTTTTATTGTCTTTTCCTAAAACAACTAAACCTGGATAATTTTTTAATATTTTAAAATATCTCTCCTCTGATTCATAGTGTGTAATTATATAAAACATTCCTTATTATTCCTTAACATTAAAAAAACTGCGAATATCTTTATTTTTTTCTCTAATTCGCTTCGCCTCCCCCTCCAGGTTTTTAAAAGACTTTCTATTAAAAAGTACATTGGAGTCACCTAGGAGTATATCAAATATAGTTTCCAATGGAACTCGTAATTGATGTTCAAGGTAGTATAGGTAATCAATTGCTATATTGTTTTCAACAACATACTTTGGATCCTCCACCCTTTTCCATGACAATGC